ACTCCTCCGCCGGATGGTCAAAGTCCCAACTGTGGGACCACGCCACTCGTGGCTCAAGGTATTTCTACCTTCGCCACGTGGCGAAATCCATAAAACCGGAAGAATCCGCAGCCCTCTCGCACGGGACGCGGCTTCACAGGTGGCTGGAGGTCGGGGACCAGCTGTTCGACGAGCTGGTCGTCCCGCCCGCCGACGCCCTGACCGACACCGGGCTGATCGGGAAGAAGGCCCATCAGTGGGCATCCGAGAACGCGGCCGGCCGACAGGTCGTCACGCCTCGTGAGTTCGGCCAACTCCGCAACGAGGTGGCCGCCATCAGGGCGCACAAGGCGGCACGCCGGCTCATCGAGTCGGCCATCGCCAACGAGATCAGCGTTCGCTGGATCTCGCCAGACGGAGACAGCCTGCGGTGCAGACCTGACCTCTGCACCGACGAGGCGTGGGTCGATCTCAAGACGACGCGAGAGGAGGACATCCTCGCTTCGTTTTGGAACAGCGTAAGGGACTACGGCTACCACGCGCAGGACGCGCACTACCAGTGGGGAATGGAGGCGCTGGGCATGGAAGCCCGGCCCCTCATCTTCATCGTCGTCTCCACCTCCTCGCAGCACGACTGCCAGGTGGTCACCCTCCCGCCCGAGATGGTCGCCGCAGGTCGGCGCCGTCTCCTGCAATCTCTTGCGGACATTCGACTCCGCATGGACCTCGACTACTGGCTGCCGGACCAGCATGGCGAGGTCGTGGAACTTCCAGTGCCGGCACATGTACTGCGGAGCCTGACATGAACGAATCGAACGGAGTGCCGGTCAAGAAGATTTACGCCGTCCTCAACCGCTGCCCGAACGGCACCGGCAAGATCGCGGAGGCCCTTGCGAAAGCGGTCCCCAACATCCAGCCGCTGGTCCGCAACCGGAGCAGCCATTTCGCCAAAAAGGACCCAAAAACAGGACAGCCACTCAAGGACTACGCCGACCTGGCGCAGTGCCACAAGGTGGCCGCCAGGCCGCTGGCCGATCAGGGGCTGGTGGTGGTCCAGACGCTGACCAACAACACGGACGGCGACCTCGTCCTGTGCACCCAGCTGCTGCACTCCAGCGGCGAGTGGATCGAGAGCCACATGCCGATCAAGGCCAGCCTGGCCAATCCGCAGCAGGTGGCGTCAGCGATCACCTACGCCAGGCGGACGGCCTACTGCTCGATCATCGGGCTGGCGGCCGACGACGACGACGACGGCCAAGAGGCCGCAGACGCTGCGGCTCAGGTGTCTGCCAGCAGCAGCGCCCGGATCGAACTGCTGGCGATGCAGAAGCTGCGGCAGGCATCCAGCCAGGCCGAGCGCGACGACGTCATGAAGCGCGTCCTGGAGCACAAGCGGACCGGAGGCATCGCTGAGGATGCGGTAGCCCGCCTCGACAAGGAGTTCGAGAAGCTCGCTGAGAACCGGCATGCGGAGAACAAGAAGCCGGCCAGGAAGGCCGAGCCCGTAGCCAACTGATCACGCACGGAGTGCTGACCGCCTCCGCAGGCTGCGCCCCTCAGCCTTCAGCACTAGGGGCACCGCTTACTCAAGGAAGAGTGCAATGGTCAACCAGGAACTGATCGACCTCTGCCGGCTGGTCGTGGCCGCCATCCAGGACACGGACAGCTTCGACTCACGGCAGCTCCGCAAGCTGATGCTGCACATCGTGCCGCAGCTGCTGGCGGAGATCGACATCCTCGCGGCCGTTGCCGCATCTGCCTCCGAGCGGGCCGTCGAGCCCGTCGCAGAGGCCAAAGAAGAGGTGCCTCCGGCGGCAGTGGAACCGCCGGCTCCGGCGCCCACCCGCCGGCCAAGCCGCAAGAAGAAAGGGAAGAAGCGTGCGCGTTCCTCTTCGTGACTACCAGCGTTCCAGCGTGGCTACCGTCTGCCAGGCCGCCAAGTCAGGGCAGCGCCGGATCGTCGTCTGCCAGCCCGTCGGCTCCGGCAAGACGGAGGTCATGGCTGAGCTGTGCCGATTGGCCCGTTTTCCGCTGCTGATCGTGCCTCTGGTGGACCTGATGCGTCAGGGCCGGGACCGCCTGGAATTGAGGCTTGGAGAGCGGTGCGACATTGAGCAGGGCGGCAACTACGCCGAGACCATCGAGGGCCTGCGGCGCCGGGTCATCGTCGGATCCCGGGACAGCCTGCTTTCCAGCAACCGCTACAAGAGCCAGGCCTACGAGCGGGTGACCCTCGTCATGGTGGACGAGTGCCACGTGGGCATGACGCCCCGCATGGAGGAGATGCTGCGGTGGTTCGAGGCTCGCGGAGCCACCATCGTCGGCATGTCGGCCACCCCGTACAAGGGCAAGGGCAAGGCCCTGAGGTACTGGCCCCGCCCGCAGGTCGTCTACTCGCTGATGGACGGCATTAACGACGGATATCTCGTCGGGCCAAAGTGCCACCTCTCGGAGGCCAAGTCGTTCGACCTGACCATGATCGAAGACGAGGCTGGGGAGTGGGACAAGCAGCAGCTGGCGGCCGTCCTGACCGCCGAGCACTTCGCTCAGGAGGTCACCAGCCTGGTCCTCTCGACGTATCGGCAGCAGCCGTCCGTCGTCTACGCATCGAACCGCCGGCAGGCCGAGCTTCTGCGGGAGGTGTTCGACCGCTACCAGGCGCGCGTCAGCCTGGTGCACTGCAAGCAGAACCTCGTCGAGCGGAAGGACAACATGACGGCCTTCCTGTCCGGCGACACGCGCATCATCGTGAACGTGGGGATTCTGGGGTACGGCTGGGACCACCCGGAACTCCGGAACATCTACATGGCGGCGCCCACTCGGTCGCTGTCTCGGTATGAGCAGCGTCTCGGGCGCGGGACTCGGCCGCTGCCTGGCGTGATCCACCCAGACATGACACGCGACGAGCGTCTTGCGGCGATCGCCGCTTCGGCCAAGCCGCACTTCTCCATCTACGACATCACCGACAGCAGCCGGAACCATCAGCTGCTCAACGCGCTCCAGGTTTTGGACGCCAAAAGCCTGGCCAAGCCCTTGCGCCGAAACCGCCTTTCGGGCATGCTTTCGATGGACGGCACGGATGCCGTCGCGGCCATCAAAGAGGCCGACGAATTCGATCTCGCCGAGCTACAGGCGAAGGCACAGGAGGCCATCGAGCGCAGGAAGCGCCTGATCGTCGGGGTCAACTTCGACCACGAGACCCGCGATCTCTTCTCCGAGCCTGAGTCGAAGAAGAAACGCGGCTGGCGGATGATGTACGGGAAGTACAGGGGCATCACGCTCGACTCCATCCCGGATGGGTACCTGTCTTGGGTTCTGGAAAGCCAGCGAAAAGAGACTCCGTTCAAGGCGGCCGTCCGCCGGGAGCTGGGGCGCCGCAAGGAACAGCAGCCTGCCAAGTAGGCGGGCCACCGGAGCAATACGATGGTTGTGTCATTGCTGAAATCGGGGTGTCGATGGCTGTGGAGCGGCTCCTGCGGGCCGGCTTCCGCGTCGCCATCCCGGTCGTGGACGACGGCTACGACCTGCTCGCATTCGACGACCGCCGCTGCTGGCGATTGCAGGTCAAGTCTGCCGGCGGTGGAGGATGCGCCCACGACAGGGCCCGCGTGCGCATCACGCGAGGCCGGCGGCGCGGCGAGCGGTACAGCCCAGAGCACGTCGACGCCTTCATCGCCGTCAACGTGCGGACGTCGGTCGTCATGTGCGTGCCGACTACAGAAGCACGCGGCCGATGGCTGCGATGGAGCGCCGCACACAGGTGGTCCGACATGGGAGTCCTCAGGAGCATCGACCACCGACGCTGACTGACAGACAACACGAACGGCTGCGCGGGTTGGGAGAACCTCTGGCGCGCAGACGCATGACCCACGACCAGAAGGGATCGTGACGACAGTGGGTAGGCCAGCCGCAAGCGACAGGGCCAAGTCACGCGGGCAACAGGATGCTCGATAAGCAGGTCGCATGCCTCCGCCCCTGTGGCAAGGAGGACACCCCTACGCGTCCTAACTGACAGTGGGCAGGTGGCGGCTAACCCTAGCCTTCGGGCTGGGGATTAGTCGCCGTCCACCCGCAGCGAGCCTTCAAACAGTGAGCAGATTTCTTTTATAGGGCCCTTTGAACAGGGAACTTGGATGTCCGGGACTCAGTCGATCTCTCTGCTGCGGCTCACCGACGAAGAAGGGGAACAGATGGTCTTCGCCTGCGTACCGAAAGGCTCAACCAGCCTGGTGTGCATGGGTGAGGAAGACTCCTGGACGGAGACCTGCAAGCCGGTGACCAGCGTCATCGTGGACGTCAGCGGCGTCCTGCAAATCACGAACTCTCAGGACTTGGCTGCACTCTCGGCGTGGCTGGGGGCGGCCTCCGTGTGGCTCAAAACCATCCAGATCGAAGAGGAGGCGGACGATGAGCGGGATGCTGGCTAAGGCGCTGTCGGCGCTGATCAAGAGGAACGAGGGCCTGGCCCATAGCGCCGAGACGGTCGGCCGCCTGGTGACCATGCGCCCCCACAGGCGCGAGCAGGCGGTGGATCTCGCCACCGGCCTCAAGACATACCGGATGACGATCGAGTTTCCGTCGGAGGCAGAGCTATCCGCATTCCACGCAGCGCTCGCAGACCTCTCAGACCGCGCAGTCGGAGGCGACGGTGAATGACTCTCGTGCGGAACTATCGTCGTTCGCGCAGGAGTTCCCCTACTGCGCTGTGTGCTGGAGCCGCGACGAGGCTCTGCACATCCACCACCTGCAGCAGGGAGCCGGCCGTTCGCACGACAGGCGCAATCTCCTGCGCCTTTGCAGATGGTGCCACGACGGCCTGCACTTCGGCGGGAAGCACGACCTCAAGAAGGGCATGCTGCTCACTGCAAAGAGAGAAGTCGACGACGCGAATTATGACCCGCAGTTCCTTGCGCAACTTCGTCTTAAAAGGCATCTTGGGTACGGCCCGCAGCGCTACCCGGTTCGCGTGTTCGTGTTTCGCAGGAAGAACCGACCACCACAGGAGCTGATACGCATGGCGATCAACAGCCGACAGAAAGGGAAGCGCGGCGAGCTCGAGGCCGCAGCGGAATGGAATCGCCTGGTCCCGAAGGCGATGGCTCGTCGCAGCCAGCAGCACTCTGGAACCGAGTCGGCGTCGGACCTCATCAGTCCCGGCACGCCGCATCTGTGGCTGGAGGTCAAGCGCGTCCAGAAGCTCAACCTCACAGAGGTGTTCGAGAAGTCGCGAGAGCAGTGCGGCGAGCTGTGCCCTGTAGTCCTGCACAGGAAGAACGACAGCGAGTGGCTCGTGACCTTTCCGCTGGAGGACATCCGGCGGTTCGTCCAGCAGGTGCAAGGGGCGCAGTGATGCCGAGCAACCACGAGTTCCTGATCAATGGAGTGCGCTGGCTCTGGCGGTACGCCCGCCTGCGCGGCGCCGCCGACGGATGGGCATTCGTCAAGACCCCGAAGACGCCCAACACTCCGGAGAGAATCATCATCGACGAGAGGCTGTCTGGAAGGAAGCGCCTGGAGATCGAGATCCACGAGTTCCTGCACGCCGCCAATCCGACGCACGACGAGGAGCACGTAGACCAGCAGGGCAAAGACCTGTCCCGCATCCTCTGGTCGCTGGGCTATCGGCTCAGGGAGGAGCAATGAAAGTCAATCTCGAATGGTTCGAGGTGTCACGGGCGGCGCTGGTCGGCGTGTCTCGCAACGTCGAGGCGCTCCGCAAGAACTGCTCGGCCACCCTGCAGAAGCCGACCGACGAGTGGAGCGCCCACATACTCGGCGCTCTCGGGGAGTGCGCGTTCGCGAAGTGCACGAACCGCTACTGGAACGGGAGCGTCAACACCTTCAAGGCCGGCGGCGATGTCGGCGACAACATCCAGATCCGCACCCGCTCCAAGCACAGCTACGACTTGATCGTCCGCGACGCCGACCGGGACTCGGACGTTTTCGTCCTGGTGACTGGCGGGCCGCACGAGTTTCGGATTCACGGATGGATGCCGGCATCGGAGGCCAAGCAGGCCAGGTTCAAGGCGAACTACGGCGGCTACGGAGATGCGTACTTCGTCCCCGCCTCAGCCCTGCGGCCCATCGACCCACTGATTTGCAAGGAGTGCTGATGAGCGTCACGACTATCGGCTCGCCGGTTGCGCCACGAATCACGCCGACCACCATGCAGACGTTCACTGGCAAGCTCGTGGACCTGGCTAACTTCCAGCCGGACGACGTCCGCCTGCCGGATATCGCCCATGCCCTGTCGCTGATCAACCGCTTCACGGGGCACTCGAAATGCCCGTACTCGGTCGCCCAGCACAGCGTCATGGTCAGCAACCTGACGCCTCCCGAGCACGCCCTGTGGGGGCTGCTGCACGATGCGAGCGAGGCGTATCTGGGAGACGTGGCCACGCCGCTCAAGAACGCCCTTCCTGGATACAGGGAGCTGGAGGAGCGGGTGCAGCGCACCATCGCCGGCGTGTTCGGCCTCTCGTGGCCAATGCCAGCCACCGTCAAGGAGGCGGATCTCCGCGCCTTGATGGCGGAGAAGAGGGACCTGATTCCCGGCGACCACGACTGGGGAATCGACGTTGAGCCGCACTGCGGCCCGATCAACCCGTACTGCTGGACGCAGGCGCGGGAGCTGTTTCTTGCTCGTTACAGGGAGTTATCGCGATGGGGAAGATGACGGAGGACAGGGCGGTTCGTTACTCAAGCGGGGCTGTTCGTTCGAGCGACGCGGAGGCGACGCGGTACGACCTGATAACGCCGATCGGCCTGGCGGCGGTAGCGGCGGCATGCGCAGAGGGCGCGGAGAAGTACGGAGACTACAACTGGGAGAAGGGGATGCCGGCCAACGACATGCTCAACCATGCGCTGCGGCACATCTACCTTTTCTTGGGCGGGGATAGGTCGGAGGACCATCTGGGTCACGCCGCGTGGAATGTAATGGGCGCGATCCACTCCCTCGAGGTTTGGCCGAAAC